GGGTAACATTTAGTAAAGAGGGTATTCACAAGTACCCTGCCGCATTGGAAGATCCTAATCTAGCAACAGGCGATTGGGATGATGTTAGTTTCTTAGGCTACCCACATAGACACATCTTTCACTTTAAGGTTTGGCTTGAAGTGTTTCATGATGACAGAGATGTAGAATTTATACAGTTCAAGAGATGGATGGAAAGACTGTATGCACAAGACACATTGCAATTGGATTACAAGAGTTGTGAAATGATTGCAGACGATTTAGCGAGTGAGATACAAGCAATGTATCCCAATCGCTGGTTAAAGATTTCAGTAGCCGAAGATAATGAAAACGGTTGCGAAATGGAGTATCCTGTAGAAGAACAGGATGGTCCAGATTTTGAGGATACAGACGCAATAGCAGATGTATTCGAAAGTTTAAAATAAAGGAGAATAAAATGACAGAGACTCATTTAAAACTAAAAGCACTTTTTGAAGATTATCAAGCAGAGCAAGATAAATTTGAAAACAACGGCGTTAAAGCATCAGCCGCAAGAGCAAGAAAAGCTCTAATGGAAATTTCAAAACTTTGTAAAACACGAAGAAACGAAATCCAAGAAACTAAAAACAACATGTAAGGAGAGAGTTTGTGAGAAAACTATTTTATATGGGTTTAGAAAGTTACGAAGCCCGCTATACATTACAACTGCAAGACTGGAACGAGCGTGTATTTAAACTACGCGGAGTTGATTATGAAATCATCAACGGTCAAGAGTTGGATAATAGCAAAGCCATTGTAACAGGCAGTGTGTTGGACGCACATGGTAGAACCTATTATAGTTTATCGCAAACAATGACCCTTATTCAAAAAATGAAGAACGGTGAACTTACTAGCGATGATGTTATCTTCTATGAAGATATGTTTACACCAGGACTAGAATGTTTACCTTACATCATGGATCAATCACCACCTGAATATAGACCAAAAGTCTTTTTAAGATTCCTAGCACAAACTACCGACCCGGATGATTTCCTTATTCGGGAAGGTATGTTTAATTGGATGCGTAAGTATGAGGAAATGATTGATCAATTTGTCTCAGGTATATTAGTGGCAAGCGAAGAGTTTGTTGCACATCTGCGTATTGCTGGCTTTAAAGCACCAATATATGTAACTGGCTTACCTTTTGGTAAAGAAGAAGTTGCAAGTAGAATACCAGAGCCGAAACCTTTAAATGAACGTACTAAACGAGTAGGATTTGCTAGTCGTTGGGACGATGAAAAGCAACCTCACTTTTATATGGATCTTGCAGAGGAATACTACAAAATAGATCCTACTGTTGAGTTTGCAATATTTTGTGGACACCCAGAATTAAAAAGCAATGACCCAGAGTATGTAGAACGTGCTATGTCATTGCAGACAGGTAATACTGCTAACTTTAAAGTGTACACAGGATTAAAGAAAAATGATTACTACAATCTATTAGCAGACAGCACAGTTTTATTTAATTGTGCATTACAAGATTGGGTAAGCAACACAATAAGCGAAGCGGATACTTTTGGATGTTTAACATTGTTCCCGGCATACAGAAGTTTTCCTGAAGTATTTGCTAACAACGGCAATCACCTTTATGTACCATGGAGTTTAGAAGATGCGTCTAATAAACTACAAGCAATGTTTAGAACCATCATGTTCAAGATGAATAAACTAGATGCTTATTCCATTGGTAAGATGAGTGATTATCAAAACGGAACAATAGATAGAACTTTAGATATTCTAGAGGGTAATGGAGAGCAATATGCAAGGAATGGTTGGGATTTCCGTAAACATGTTGCTAGAAAAAAATATGAATGATCAAGCAAAAACAGTATTAGTAACAGGAGGCAGTGGATACATTGGCGGAGTAGTTTGCAGACTACTTGTTGATTCTGGACATAATGTTATAAACATTGACAGAGTTAAAAAGAATATGGACAATGTTTCTCAATACCCTTTTGATTTAGATAATCATCAAGTTAAAGGCATTATTAAATTAGTAAAACCTAATACAATTATACACCTAGCCGCAGACCATGAAGTAGGTAGAAGTGTGTTAGAGCCTAATGTGTTTTACAAAAATAATGTTGCTAACACAATCGACTTACTAAATCATGCAATAGATGCTGGCGTAGAAAATTTTATTTTCAGCAGTTCAAGTTCTGTTTATGGTGACATTGATACTTTCCCAACCACAGAAAACACACCAAAAGCACCTGTTAGTCCATATGGTAGAACTAAAAGCATCATAGAAGATATTTTAGAAGACTACAATAAGGCACATGGGTTGAATTATGTGTCGCTTAGGTATTTCAATGCCGCTGGTGCAATGCCAGATTTAAGTCATGGTTATACTCAAGAACCAGCAAGTCATATCGTACCTATACTTTGTAAAAAAGTTATTGCTGATGAGAAATTTGAATTGTTTGGTAATGATTATAATACTGATGATGGTACTTGCGAAAGAGATTATACTCATGTGTATGATATTGGCACGGCGCATTTGGCCGCAATGAACTACTTGTTCGATGGCGGTGATAGTGGTGTATTTAACATTGGAGCCAACGACACAAAAAGTGTTAAACAAGTAATAGCAGAGTTAGAAGTTATTACAGGTAAAACAATAATTTACGAAAATGTTGGTAGAAGAGAAGGTGATCCACACAAAACATGGGCAGATAATACTTTTGCTAAAGAAAAACTTGGTTGGTCTCCTATGTTCACTCTAGAAGATATATTAAAATCTGCATTTGAGTGGGAATTGAAACGTACAAAAGGCAGAAAATAATTGACTTCTGCCACAAAATATGGTATAATAGAACAATGACGATAAAGAAAAAATATGTATCATTTGCTGACTTACAATCTCTAATGAGTATTTTAGTCAGAGAGATGCATTACGATAACTACAGACCAGAGGTAATAATTGCACCTAACAGAGGTGGCTTGCCTATCGGAGTCATGTTAAGCCATTATTTTGAGGTTCCATTTGTACCTTTACAGTGGCAAACCAGAGATGGTAACAAAACAGATCATGCTAACCTTTTAGCATTTGTAGATGAATACAGAGAAAAAAATATTTTGTTAGTTGATGATATAAACGACACTGGTACAACTTTAAAGAGTATCACAGACACAATATATCAAGACTTTGTATTTGATCTAAAGATTGCTACATTGTTTAATAAAACAACATCAGAGTTTGAAGATGTTGATTTCTTTGCAGAAGAACTAACTCCCGATTATAACCCATGGATTGTATTTCCGTATGAGGAATGGTGGAAATGAAAACAGCAACAATCAGAAAACAACCTAATTGGTCTAACGACAGCAAAGGTCCTGATGTAAGAACTTTAGTTGATCTATTCATTGACAATGAAAAGTATGGTGAAATAGATGTATCTAGTCATAGTTATAGATATGCAGAAGATGTTGCTGAGAATTGGGAAAATGGAATTTTGAGGGAAGACAATGAGCACATTACAAAGCCTAAAAAATCATCTTAAAACTTTAGAAGATAGACACAGAACTTTGGACAAAAAAGTATCTGAAGATTACGATAATCATCTAAATAGTAGAGAGTATACCATAGAAAAAAAAGAAAAACTACAACTCAAAGATGAAATAGAAACACTTAAAAAAGTAATTGACTTAAAGGAACAAGATGAAAAAATATGAAGAAATCATCCAGCGATGCAAAAATGCTGATAAACGTTACTGGGCCGGAGATAACATTAGTCGCCTTATCCAAAGCGGCGAAAAAGAACAACTGATTGACGAAGCAACTGAAGCATTCGAAACGGTGCTAGATGCATTAGTCATTGACAGACACACAGATCCAAACTCACAGGGTACAGCAAGACGCCTTGCTAAAATGTACTTTAATGAGATTATGGCAGGACGTTATGATCATGCACCTGATGCCACTGCATTTCCTAATCATGTAGATGATGGGTATAAAGGTATGTTGGTAGTACGAAGTGAGCTCACAAGCATGTGTTCTCACCATCATCAAACAGTTAAAGGTGTTGCATATATTGGTATCATTGCCGCAGACACATTGATTGGACTTAGCAAATATACTCGTATTGCACAATGGTGTGCAAGACGTGGTACACTGCAAGAAGAACTGTGTAACGATATTGCAAGAGAAATTAAAAAAGCCACAGGCAGTGATAATGTTGGTGTATATATTCAGGCAACACACGGATGTTGTGAAAATAGAGGCATACAAGCACACAGTTCGCTTACACAAACAACTGTGTTAGAAGGCGCATTTGCAACAGACCCTGCTACTAAGAAAGAGTTTATGGATAATATTCAACTACAACAGCAATATGCGTGTGGAAAATAAATGATTGTTAAAAGACAAAGAGCATTTGTATTACAAAAAGGTTTAGTTCCTGTAGACACAGTTTGCAATTTAGTATCTAGAGGAATACCAATGTTTCAGATACAACGTAAGTTTCCTATGCTTAATAACAATGACGTATTTGAGTGTATAGAGTTTTATGCACAAAATACAGTAGTACCAGATTATGATCCGGAAACATTGTTAAATTTACAGAATACCGATCCTGAAGAAATTGTAATAGAAGTTACAAATGTAAACGAAACTGTATTCTTAAAGTTGGTAGAGTTAGGTAAAAGATTTTATCCCGAAGAAATTGATTTTACAATCTGTATGAATCTAGGCTTAAAGGTGGTATGTTTACATAACATAGAAAGACTAGAACGCAACGAGGAAAAAATGCAGGATAGATTGCATACGGCAGTTCATCAAGCAATTACAAGAACGGTGCCAGAAATATATAGCGATTTAGAAAAAACCAAAGATGATCTAGATTATCAAGAGTTTAAAAAAAGAGAAAATATTAAATGAAGTTGAGGTATAGTGAAGCATTTTATTCAGTACAAGGTGAAGGCCGGTTTGTTGGTGTGCCTTCTATTTTTTTACGAGTATTCGGCTGTAACTTCGAATGTGCAGGATTCGGACAGCCAAGAGGGGACCTTATTCCGGTCACCGAAATGCCCTACTATACAGACCCTAAAGCGGACAAAGAACATCCACAAGCATACAAAAGCATTGAGGACTTACCAGTAACATTATTGGGTTGCGATTCTAGTGCTAGTTGGAGTAAGAAGTATAAACATTTACAGATGACTAAATCTGTTGACGAGGTGTTTGATCACATCACCAGTTTACTTCCCAACGGTACTTTCACCGGCCGACACGGTGAAGACATACACTTGGTGATCACAGGTGGTGAACCGCTACTAGGGTGGCAACGTGTTTGGCCGAGCCTTTTGGATATGTGCAGAAAGGTTGGATTGAAAAATGTAACCTTTGAAACCAATGGTACACAATCAATAAAAAGTGATTTAGTAAATTATTTTAATTTGCAAAATCAAGATATACATGTTACATGGAGTACATCGCCTAAGTTAAGTATTAGTGGTGAAAGCACAGATGATGCACTTATCCCTGAAGCATTAAAATCCATGAATGAAGTTGAGAATAGTTTTTTATATAATAAGTTTGTTGTAAGGGACGAAGAATGTTTACGTGAAGTAGATATGTTTGTTGACAGTTACAAGGAGTCGGGTGTACAACTAGACTCTGTTTACTTGATGCCAGAAGGTGCTACAATGGAACAACAAACACTAACAGAGAAAGGTGTAGCAGAGATTTGTATGAATACAGGATATAAGTTTAGTCCTAGACTGCATATCAGTTTGTTTGGTAATGCGTGGGGTACATGATGAGAGATCTTCCTCTGGTTGTATTTGGTTTAATTATAAGTTTAATATTATTGATATCTGGAATCTATAATCTATCAAATGATGAAGTTATAGGTTATACAGAACATGGTATTCCTGTATTAGAAAGTGAATTAAAGAGACAAAAATAATGTTTGTTCAAAATTGCAGTGAGTGTGGAAGATTGGTAGCCGGTGATATAAAATATCACACTGCTGATTATAAACATGTTTTTTGCGATGCTTATTGCAGTTTTGAGTGGCATGTGAAATTGAAAGGAGAAAATGATGGCGAGGAAAAATAAACTTATTCCATTTTGGATGATGCCTGCTAGTTGGGGTCTCAGCGGTAAAAGCAGACTGAAGGCAAAAGCAGAATACGAGCTTACAGGCATAGATCTAAAAAAAGAATTAAGATTCATTGAATGCGAAACTGTTGAAGAACGTGCTATTGCAGAAGTTGAAGTTGAGTTCGAAGAAGGCAAAATCGATGAGTTAGAACGTGGTCGAAGAATTGCAACGGTAACTAAAGAACCATGGGTTGAAGTTAAAAAAATGCAAGTAAATGAAGACGATCCAAAACAAGGTTATATGGAATTGGATTGGAATGATGAGTTTGTCCAAATGCTTATGCGTAAAGGATATTCAGGTGAAAGCGATGAAGCAGTAGTAAACAAATGGTTCAACGATGTGTGCAGAACTGTTTTATTGCAAGAATTAAATGATACAGATTTTGGTTTAGAAAGCACTGATGCACCTGATGATGTTATTAAAATTAGAAATGCGGATGCAAAGGAAATTGATGATGGAACAGTCAACCGCAAAAAGTAAATTAGCAGTATTAGTAAACAGTCATATTGCACCTAAAATTGAATCTTTTGTAAAGGATTTAAGTGACCAAGAACTTATTGAATTATTACAAAGTTTTAAGACCATGAATATTGATCTAATAAAAGACTTGACAAAAGAGGCAAATTCACGTAAAATAATGAGTGATAGTTGGGAAGATGAAAGCCCATTTGATAAAATAATTGAAGGCGGAATTGCGGACAAATAATATGAATTACTTACTCGTTGATGGATTAAACATGTTTATGAGAGCCAAGCACGTTGGTGGCAGAGGTCAAGACATAGATACTAAAATTGGTATGGCCATGCACATCATGTTTAACAGCATCAACAAGTGTTGGCGAGAGTTTGATGGTAATCATGTAGTTTTCTGTTTGGAAGGTAGAAGTTGGCGTAAAGACTTTTATGAGCCTTACAAGAAAAATAGACAAGTTATTGCTGATCAAAGAACAGTAAGAGAGCAAGAGGACGACGAACTGTATTTTGAAGCATACAATGATATGGTTGAGTTTCTTAAAGATAAAACCAATTGTACTGTACTACGATGTGAGCAAGCAGAAGCAGATGATATGATTGCTACATGGATACAACAACACCCCGATGATAATCATTTTATTATTAGCACAGACAGCGACTTTTATCAGCTCTTAGCACCTAATGTAACGCAGTACAACGGCACAACGGATCAAGTTGTTAGTCTAGAGGGCTTTAAAGATTTAAAGACTGGAGACGCTGTTATAGATAAAAAAACTGGTAGTGCTAAAAAAGCAATAGACCCAGAGTTTGTACTATTTGAAAAATGTGTTAGAGGAGATGCAAGTGATAATGTATTCAGTGCATACCCAGGTGCAAGAATGAAAGGTACTAGAAATAAAACAGGCATCACAGAAGCATTTGAAGATAGAAACACAGGCGGTTATAACTATAACAATTTTATGTTACAACGTTGGATTGATCACGAAGAAGTAGAACATAGAGTTCGTGACGACTTTGAACGTAATAAAATACTAATTGATCTCACTGAACAGCCAGACGAAATTAAAGAACTGTGTGTTCAGAGATTAAACGAACAGAAAAAACTTGATGTTGTACCCCAAGTGGGAATACACTTCATGAAGTTCTGTGCAAAATGGAACCTGCAACGTATGAGTGATAATGCTCAGGCGTATTCTGCTATGTTAAATGGTAGAGCAGGATGAAGGAAATAGATCATCAACTTGATGAGATGTTGAATAAAATAAAAGAACCTGGTTATGTAAACTGGTATGGTTCAAGCGGTAAGTTACCGTTGATTTATGAATCACCAGACGGTGGAAAAACTGTTTATGCAAGACCATTTGGTTCACCACCAGATGCCAGGAGACTGGTTAAAGGAGAAAATTATGATTAAATTTAAAGAGCAGGTTAAATTACAAAAAATTAGCGATGATGCATGGATTGTAAATGACGATACTAAACGTATAGGTATTTTACATAAAACAGTGCAAGATAAATTCACATACCTTGATAAAACAGAAACAATCCTGTTTGAAAGTGAAAGTGAAGTAAAGGATTTTTTCAAGAATGAATTTGTATTTGATCAAGAAACTGTGCTAGATGTAACCCAACCAGCAACTTTTTATATTAAAGGTTACCCGGTAGATTATCCTAATCCAATACCAATTGATCCGCAACACAAAGATTACCTCGAACATATTCCTCTGTTTGCTAAAACTGAGAACAGTGATATCTATTATGCGGCAGGTTGGTATGCTGTAAACTTTGAGAAGGGTTGGAAACATGCAAATTGTCCTAAGTTGAATACCCTAGTAATGTATGGTTATGAAGGTCCGTTTAAAACTAATCTAGAACTAAAGCAACGACTTAAAGTCCTAAATAAATTAAAAAGACAGGCTCAAAAAAATGCCTAGTGACCTTAGTGATTTGGATAAATTTATTAAAAGAGTCGAAGTGTTGCGTGAAGCAAAGGTAAAAGAAGCAACATTCGATGTTGCCTTTCTAGGAAAGGTCATAGATCAATTGACAAAACCTAAAACAGATCAAGCAAAATCATTTTCAGCAATATATTCAGGTGGAAATTTTAAACAAGATTAAAAGCAGAATTACAGGCACAACTCCTCAGACAAACGGTAATAAGTTAGGCGAGTGGAGAGAGGGTTGTGGATATAATGTCAAGTGTAAATATGATGTTGTTTATAGCTCAGGAATTTACACTGGCACTGATACTGAATGGGCAAATGTTGGTATACCACACAGTATTATAGATAAGATAAATAGAGAGTGCCCAGGTAAGTTTGGGTGGAGATTTGAAGTAAGCAACGATATCAAATATGCAATTATATCGTTTGATAACCGAGAATATGCTTTTTGGTTTAATTTACAATACAGCAAACATTAAAGGACAGAAATGAAAGTAGAAATATACAGCAAAGAGCAATGCCCATTTTGTGATATGGCCATTGCATTAGCCGAAAGAAAAGGACACGATTTAACAGTTAAAAAACTGGACGTGGACTTCGGTAGAGAAGAGCTTCTCGAAAACTTCCCAGAGGCTAGAACATTCCCCCAAATCGTAGTCAACGATGAAAAAATAGGTGGTTGGCACGAATTCAAAGCACTTGTAGACAGCAAAGAATAATGATATCAGTAATGCAAGATCACTCTGTAAAGGATGAGGATCAAGCATTTCTAATGCGTGAATTTGTAGATCTACAAGATGGCAGAGCACTTGTTATAGGTGCTAACGAAGGAAACAATAACCCATCTTACAGTTTAATAGAAAAGGGATGGAGAGCAGTATGTTGTGAGCCTAACCCTTTTGCCTTAAGTACATTTTTAACCAATCAAACCAAATACCTTGAGCAAATTACATTTGTAAATTGTGCTATTACACCTACACCAGGCAAAGTAACACCATTTTATCTAGCAGAAAGAACTGCAATGTCTAGCATAGATGAGAATTGGTTAAGGTTACAAGTAGAAAGAGGTGTATGTCCAGAAGATGAAGCAATTCAACAACAGATATTGACACATACTTTAAGTTTTCAACAGTTATTAAACTATGTAGGTGCAGACTTTAACTTGGTTGTTATAGATGCAGAGGGACAAGATAGTAAATTATTGCAATCAATTGACTGGAACCAGTTGCATAAATGTACAATGGTTTGTGTAGAAGATATATACGATGGTGCAAAGGTTTTAGAAAACGTAGGCTTTAATTTTGTGCATAAGTCCGACCATAACTATTTCTACAAAAGAGTTTTAGAATAGTTAAAACATGTTTTTTTGATAAATAAGTGTATAGGAGATATACACTTATGAGTCGACCAAAACCTAAAATATTACTTGAAGCCGTACACAAAGACACATACAAGGCTGAGCAAGTGTTAGCCGCGGAGGCTATTTATTCCGTTTTTTATCAGGGCAATCCTATAAATTTTAGAACTCTTAATAAACTAATTAGTTATCCGGGACCTAAATATAAAAAAGTGTCTTTCAGCAACAGCGGACATGCATTTAATTTAGCAGAAAAATTAAATAAACTGTTCAACACTGATGAATTTGTAGTAATAAGACTTACTCAAGGTGAGGTAGTACATGAGGAAGATATCACTTCATCAGACGACTAGTCAATTAAATTGTGGTAAAGAATATCATTTTGATGACGAAATTGTTTACGCATTTGACAACGTATTTGATGACGAAACTTTAAGAAGTTTTCACAGTTACAAAGTAACCAAAAGAGAAGAATCAACTCCAGTACCATATCAAGAACATTTGCCTAGACAGGCATGGACTTTAGATATAAAAGATCCAATCTCTCCTATAGACAACGAAGACATGGCTGTGTTGTTAAAAGTTATCAATAAACTTTGCAATACAAATTTTAAACATATAAGTGCATCACTATGGGAAGACTATACTGGATATCAAATAGATAAGCATGTAGATAATAAAAGTTTTGTTGCGGCTTTACAAATATATTTGCCTACATATGGTGAAAAAATGAAACAACAAAATAACAAATTACTAGAAGATACAGGTACACAATTTTATCACAACAATCCTGAAAGTGTAGTTTCAATACCTTTCATACCAAACACAGGATATCTTTGTACAAACTCACAAAAAGTATTCCACAGCAGTGGGAAACCTGTTCCAGAAGGTCTTACAAGAAGTAGTATTTACTTTATATTAAAATGAACGACTCACTGCAATACAAAATATCAGAAAAAATGCAAGCAAAATTTGAGACTTTGCAAAAGTATAAATTACTAGAAGTTTGCTTTATGCTGTTTAAAAATTTTACTTATAACAATGAAGTTGCAAGCGGATTGAGATTGACTAAACTTGGTCACAGTCTCCTCAAAAGCGAGTACGACACATATAAATTTCCTATTGAGGAAGGATTACATAAAAAATTATTATTGATATTGCACAAAAATATGAGATGGCCTTACTATCTCGATACTAAAAATTTGTACCTTTACAGCGACGATGATGCTATGTGGTTAAAGATGTATGGATCAATCGATAAATTTGCTAAAGGTTTAGAATAGGAAATAAATACTACTATGCCTTCCTGCTTAGATTTAAACACACTAGACGGTCTTACATCGAACCCTAATAACTTTCCTCGAAATGTAATGCCTAATTACACCGACTCGGATAGTTCAAACGGTAGGTGTGATCGTGACGGTGACCGATGGAAAATTCAGTTTGTTCCAACTGATTCAAGAGAGAATTGGATTGCCAACGGTAACAGAGATTATAATGACGGTATGTATTATAATTTAAACAAGCAATTATTCAGAGCTGACGATTTTATTCCAACTAAAAACAGCGATAAATTAAAAATAATGACGGCTGGTTGTAGTCATTCCTTTGGTATTGGAATATGTGACGAGGATGTGTATGCATCTATATTGTGTAAACAGTATGATGCAATCAATTGGAACATATCATCAGGTGGTTCTGGTAATCATATTATTACTTTGTTGATTAGGCAGTTTTTTAATTTAGGTTATATCCCCGATGTGCTGATAGTACAATGGAGTTACGCTCATCGTAAACTATTTGCTGACAGTACAATAACTTCATTTGCAAATCCTACCATATCTTTAGAAGGACCGCCGGATACAGAATATAACAATCCCATGCACACTAAATATGTTAAACACATAAAAAATAAAATAAGTGGTTTTAAAAACAATAATCACATAGACAAAATAGCACAAATAGAATCAGAACCTATGCAGTTTACTTGGCAACCAAGTGATACTAGTACAGTAACAAACTCTGTTTCATATAAAGCAGGAGAAATACTTGCTGTAAAAGATCATACATTGTTACTAGAGTTTATAACTCAAAGAGATTATGTGATATCTTTGTGTAAACAACACAACATAATGCTAAAAGAAATTTTTGCAGATGATGTTATAGTTAGTTACCTATGTGAATACGTTTTGCCTTTTGCAGATTTTACCACAGGTGACATACCAATGACTCTTGAAACATTTAACAATGATCAAGCCAGAGACAACCAACACTATGGTAGAAGAACACATCAAAATATTGCTAAATATTTGTCAAGGAATATAACTTTATGAACAATGTATATCTTTTTCAAGTACAGTATGCAATAGAAATTAGTGCTAAAACCAATTACTATTTGCCGTATTCCATTGGCTGTATGATAGCATATGCAAAACAGTTTGAAGATATCAGAGACAACTGGAACTTCGGTGAACTGTTTTTTAAACGTGAAGATCCTATTGAAGTTGTAAAACGATTAAACAATCCAAAAGTTGTAGGGTTTAGTAACTATGTGTGGAACGAAGTTGTACACACAGAAATAGCAAAAGAAATTAAAAAACAGTATCCAGAATGTGTTATAGTATTTGGTGGACCACAAACAGGTGTAGCAGACTATGAATTAGACCATTGTGATATTGTTGTTAAAGAAGAAGGTGAACGCAATTTTGTTCAAATATTAAGAGAATTCACTGATAACACGTTAAAATTAAACTCTAGATATATTGGCGACAGAATAGATAATCTAAATGAATGTCCAAGTCCTTATCTAGAAGGAGTATTTGATGATATCATTGCATCTCATTCGGATTGTGTTTTTGCTATGACCATAGAAACCAATAGGGGTTGTCCCTTCCAATGTACATTTTGCGACTGGGGGAGTTTAACCTATGCTAAAATTAAAAAGTTTAATCTAGACAAAGTTGTTGGAGAACTTGACTGGGCAACAAAACATCCAATAGGATATATGTGGGTAGCAGATGCTAATTTTGGAGTATTCAAAGCAAGAGATATTGCTATTGCAAATCTTATTAGGTATGCATGTGATCATCCTAACAGCATAATTGATGCTGTGAACTTACAGTTCTATAAAAACAGCACAGAAATTGCATTCGAAATAGCAAGAATATTAGGTAAATTTAACAGAGGTATCACATTAAGTGTTCAAAGTATGACCACTGATGTTTTAACTGCTATTAAAAGAGATAACTTAGAAATAAACGACCTTAAACATTTATTAAAACTTGCAAACCAATACAACGTCTTAACGTACAGTGAAGTGATATTGCCTTTGCCACTTGAAACAGAAGATAGTTTTAAAGATAGTATAACAGAATTACTAGAGTGCGGACAACATAATGCTATAGAAATGTGGATGGCACAATTACTTAAGAACAGTGAACTAGCATCTGCAGAGACAGTAGAAAAATACGAATTAGAATATGTAGAAGCGGCTGATTACAACTATTATCATAATCCTCAAGACTGGAATGAAAAACCTGAGAAAATAAACCTAATAAACAAAACTAGCACTATGTCTACTGAGGGTGTGAACAGAAGTTATATGTACGGTTGGATGATATTACAGTTGCACACACAAGGTTACACACAAATAATAAGCAGATGGTTAAATGGCGTACATGGTATTCCTTATAGAAAGTTTTATGACAGACTACACGAACTTATCCAGCAAGACGATTTAGTAAAAGACATTTTTAATTTTGTAAAAGAATTTGAATATTACTACATAACAAATGGTGTATTACCTAAACCTGAAAACCTAAATACAAACATAAAGGTACCTACGTTAGGTGGGCACTTCACAGCACAAATGAGTATGGGCATGGTGTATGAATGCAGACATGCTATATTCAAATTAGCAGAACAGATTGCATTAGAAATGGGATATAGAGACGAAATGATATTTAAAATGAATAGACATTTAATATTTGATCCTGAACTTGAATACAGCAAATCATATATGAGCAATTATGATATAGATGAATGGTCTAACCAACCAACCGAATATACACTAGTACCAAAATTTACCAAAGAAGAATATCAAAAAGTGCTTGCGATAGACACGGCCGCACCAGGGTCTGGTATCAAGAGCTCATCATTTATGCAACGAAGAAGAGGTATGAAAAATACCTTTATACAAACTTCAACCAACTAGGGTGTTTGATCCTAGCATCTAACTTATCTTTGTTTTTAACTAATTCGTAGTAACTGGGCACACCTGGAACACGTTTTGGTTGTGGGAAAAGATCACTTCCTTTTGCAGTATTGCACGGTTGGCAAGAAGTAACAACATTTTCAAATGTGGTTCTGCCACCTTTGCTCACAGGTAACACATGATCCATTGTAGCAGTTTTCACAGTTAAGTCTATACCACAATACTGACACATAAAACTGTCACGCAACATAACATTGTATTTGCTAAAACGAACATTGCTGTTCTTTTTAATATACTTCTTTATCATCACTACTGCTGGCACTTTTGTTTCCCAACTTGGGCTACTGACCATCCATTCATCGTACCATTCTAGCACATGAACTTTTTCTAGAATTAAATATTTGATAGATTCTTGCCAACTAATTGTTGATAACGGTAATAAACTGTAGGGTTGACCATCAGCATTAAGAACTAATGTATCACTCATTGGATTGTGACTCCGTGTGGTTGTTTACTGTATTTATGGGCATTTTGCCCAAAATTAGCCCAAAAACGGCTGTAAGTTGTTGATTTTTTAGGCCAAAAAAAGTGGTAAAAAAGGTTGACCAACACCACCAAATTTGCTATACTATGCAAATAGTGAGTATAAATAACTTTACAAGTTAGGAGATGTATATGAAAAACTTTAGTAAATTAGCAGTAGCAGGATTGATGCTTTTTGTAGCAGTTGAGGCTAATGCAGGAATGGGAACATTGGTTGTAACTGATGTAAATCCTGTGTTTAAAACAGTAACTAGGTATGAGAATGTTCCTTATACTGAGACTGTGTGTTATGTCATGAGAAGGAACTCTCGAGGTTTGTTAGAGAAAGTTGTTGATAATGGCTTTGGATCAACTGGTGGATTAGTTGGTGCTGGTGTCGGTGTTGCAATTGGTGAAAAGATTGGCAGTGGCAGTGGCAACGATGCGGCTAAAATCATTGGTGGTCTTATTGGTAACAAAATTGGTAACGACATCTCAGAAAGGAACAACAAGAACAGAACTTGTGAAGAAGTTACCCAGTATAAAAGAGAGCGATACACTGAAGAGCTGATCGATGGATACAACATCACAGGTACTGTAGGTGACTCATTTGCAACGGTAAAACGCCCATATATGCCTAAAATTGGCGAAGAAATCCGTGTAAACGTCAAAATTTGGTAAAAAATACCAAAAAAAGTGGAAAAAAAGGTTGACCTAGTCAGCCTTTTTTCGTATAATGTATACATAGTTAGGAAATAGGAGTAATTATGTACGTTATAGTAAACAAGAAAAACAACAGCATTTTTGGCGAGCCAGCTCGTAAATCTTGGCAGTCCAAGTATTACAAGTCAGAGGCTGCCGCAAAGGCTGGTATCACTAGGACTGTTAAGTTCTATGAAAATGCTATTGCTGATGTTAAGAAGGTAGTTGCTGAAGGCAAGTCTGAGTATCATTCAAGGTGGTACAACCACTATGAGGATGCAACTAACCCTGCTAAAGGTAGAACTCATGTTGCAGACAGAGATAACTACAGAGTTATGCATGCTGATGAGTATGCTTTGATCGAGCCTATCATCACTACCACTGCAAACTGTCCTGGTACTGGTAAGCCAATCACTTACACTCGTTCAATCAACGAGCCTCATTACATGAACCCTCAATCAGAATCTTATTGGAGTGCTTAAGATGTTTTGGAACGATTTTGCAATCAAAGAAATCATTCGTGACCCAGGCTTTCAATCCGGAAGCCTAATGGGTTACGTCAGTGAAAACTATTTTAATCTTGTTGAAGTGTTTGGTGAACCAACACATGGCGAGAGTGGTGACAGCAAAGTGTTTACCGAATGGGAACTGGCTTTTGTAGTTCAGGAAGAAGGTGAAGAAGACACTGAAACTGTTTATGCAACTATTTACGATTGGAAAGAAGCAGGTCCCATGACTGCTCGTGAAGCAACCAAGTATAACTGGCACATTGGCGGCAAGTCTAATAAGTCAGTTGAAGTTGTTGAAAAAGCAATCGCAAATCATTTTGGGAGGCAGGCATAATGGATGTACTTAAAGAACTTGAAAAATTGACTATCCGTAAACCTCTTTCAGAAGCACAGGTAAGAGACATTGTTGGTGCTCCTGAACAGGATGACAGTCAATTTGATGAAGAAGGTTTCTGTGCATTTTGTGGCGATCACGAAAGCAAAGGCTACCATTATAAGTGCTGGAGGTAATGTACATAAAGCTCATGCAACCTTGGAATATCATACAGAAGTTGGAAAGCGATAACAGTCGCTTGTTCAAAGAAGAAGTTGTTGGCAACTTTATTGGCGACAGCAAATTCAGACACGGTCTAGTCAAAGCATTAGATCCTTTGGTAACATTTGGTGTTAAAGACGTTCCTATTAAAAAGGATCCCACAGGGGAAGGACTCAATTGGGACGACTTTGAGCAACTGGCATTGGATCTAGAAGAGCGTGTGCTCACAGGACATGCGGCTAGAGATGCTATCCTTGTTGCAATGGCTAAAGCCACACAAGAAGAATGGAACGA